CGCCGGTGTTGGTTGAGGTGATACGAATCTTAACGTCAGATGCGCCAACATTAATCCAGTTAGAGACACGGGTTGCATCCGCTCCAGGGGTTGCTCCAACGATACCAAGTGTACCACCGGCAACTGCGCCAGCAGCCGTAAAGGCTGTCGCCGAGATTGTTGATCCAACACCTAATGTAGAAGCCGCACCGTCCCAGATTGTTGTGACAAACACTTGAATGCTTGTAATTGTAGAGCCAGCGGGAATCACAATGTTAGTGGTATACACGCCAGCCGAGCCGCCGTTGGTAGCTTGCGTAATCGCTTCTTTTTGAGAAAGAACAACCTCACCAATATTGGCAACATCTGTGCCAAGTGTAGTGCCGGTTGTGAACTTGATTAGGCCCGAGCGTATAGGACCAGAGAAAGTTGATGTACCCATTAAGGTCTCCTGTCGTTGGGTTTGTCAGCCTTGACGGCTGTCAGGAACTGAAAAACTGTATAGTAAAAAGGGGGCTGACACAAGTCCAGCCCCCATCAACTACAACACGATTAGTGCAAATCACGCACCTTGCGAGCCGTAAATACCACGCGGATCAGACCACCCGAACGAATAACGCTCGCGGGCCTTGTAGCGCACGTTGCCTGTATCAAAGTCACCTTCAAGAGCCGTCTTAAGCGGTGAACGGACAAAGTGTTTCAAGCCGTTCGGAGAATCCGTCTTTAAGAAAAACGCATCAGGATCAGTCAAGAAATGATTAATCACAAAACCGTCAGGCAAATAGCTGCCAGACCGTATCGCATTCGTATCATTATCTGAGGTTCCTGTGCGTAACTCCGACCTCAAAAGACGCTGAGCCGTGAACTGAAGCTGGGGAGGGATAATAAGCTTCATGCCACGAAGAGCGGTTTTAAGACCACGTTCGTCGATAAAGAGCGAAATATCAATGAGCGCCTGTTCAAGAGACGTTTCATTGAGGTCCGCCTGCGTCGAGAGCGTGTTCGAGAAGTTACCACCCATTGCAGTCGGATGCGCCGAATTGATAAGCGACACTCCATCCCCGCCCGGATAGGACGAAGAGAAGGCGTTGTTCAATACTGAAGCAGCCTTGACTTGCTTGGTGTTCGACATTGAACGAGCTAGAGCCCGGGTATAACGAGCCGAAAGCTTGTCATAGAGATTGTCTTCCACAGCCTCTTCCGTGATGGCGAATGCAAGAGCAATCGTCTCATGGGTGTAGCGGGCCGTAAAAGATTCGCCTGCCTGATCATAGGAGACGGCAGCGCCTTCACCTTTCACAGGGGCTTGTTGAAAGCCATAAAGCATGACTTCTTCTTCAAACGCACGATCTGAAGTCTCTGTGTCAAAGATCTCAGTGTGCTCGTCGTCGTAACGATCATACTCCAAACCAAAGAGTGCATTGAGGCCGGGCTCAAGTTCTTTGAGGAGTTGTGAACGGGTAATTGCCATTGTTCATTACTCCTTAGACGCCAGCGCCGGCGCCATTGGCACCATAGCGATAGAAATGATTGTTAAGTTGAACCATAGCAATACGACCGGCAACCGTCGGATCCGAGTCGTTTGGGGTGTCCAGAAAACCCAAGATGCGAAGGTTAAGAGTATTGGTCGTATTTACTGTCGAAACCGCAAGTTCTGCTGAAGACAAACCAGTACTGGAAGAACCAGAGGTTGCTGTTCCAAAATTTGCGTTAGCATGAATAATTGAATCTGCTGCTGCCGCGTCGCAATTAATAACAAAAACGGCATCAGGGTCAGAGACGATCATTGCTGTTGCGGGCGTGCTAGCCTTAACAGCAGCGGTGCCGGGCCAGAACGGAGACCAACGAGGTTTACCCTCAAGATCAACGTAGTTACAACCCATAAAAACGCCTAGAAGCGGTACGGTTCCTCCACTGGCGCTGCCGACAATGTTGATCAAACCGTTAGCAAGCGGAATCACAGGGGAGCCCTGATAGACTACGCTTGATGTGCCAGCCGTCGAAGCCGTTTGAATACTGTAAACGACATCTCCGGACGAGTTTACTGCGCTTCCAAGCATACGAAGCGGCTTTAGGCCGAACGCGGCATCTGTATTTGCCATTGCTTAGATCCTTTGTTCAGGAGGTTTTAAGGCCTCCAAACGTGACACGGGACTGCCGATTGGGTTTTTCAATCGGCATTTTTGAGTTGCTCTCTTGCATCAGGTCGCTATCAACCGCAGTCATCTGATCACCAGCCATTTTGCGGTAATAGGCGTTACGCTGGTTAGCAAGTTCTTGTGGAATACGGGCCAGGGCCAAGCCTCCCACAGCAATCACTCCGGCATGTTTGCCGTCTTGAATGCTTGGAAGATCGTCTCGTTGGGGGTATTCCTCTGCGCGAACTAATTCAAAGCCTTCGCGAAGGCGAGCGGACATATTTTTCCGGTCATCGAAACCTTGGTTCTCAAAACGAATCCAACGGTGAACAAAGCCCTCCGGAGGAGGTGGTGCGTCTAAAGTAGACGGGGGGCGCCAGACTTTTGGTCTAACGGATTTTTCGCGGATACCTGAGGCGCGTTCAGTGCGAGTCATTGTGCTCTCTCCTGTACAAGCTTCAGCTGCCGTTTGTAGTCATCATAACTAACTCCCAACCGTTTGGCAATCGTCTTCTGCGTCTCTGTCAATTCAACATCTCCAGAAGAGCGCTTTACCTGGGTTGGACGCCCTGAAGCTACCGGGTTACTAGGTTTTTTACTTGAGGGTGTATTAAACCTGTGAGGAAACTCTTGGCGAATACGCTTATCCAACTCAAGATAATAGTCATCGTCATCGCCTGTATAGCCTTCTCGCACGAGGTCCTTGTGAATGTTCATGGCCTCTTCGGTCATAGCTCTGTTTTTACCGAACCATGTATTTTTTTCGCCCCACTCCTGAGCTTTTGGATCAGGCGTCGCCTGTCTCAACTGCACGGGGGGCTGTGCGGGCGCTTCAACTGCCTGTTGCCGATACGCTCGATAGTTTCTCAAACGCTCACGTTCTGAAGCTACCCGAACCAGGTTACTCTGAACATCTACTTGTTTGTCCACATCGCCGCTGTCCACGGCAAACTTAAGTTGATCGCGAAAAAGCTGCTCTTGAGTCGAGAGACGTGTTTCAGCCTCGGCCTCAAAACTGTCATTTAGAGTCGTCTCGCGTTTTCGGATCTCGTCCAGTTGCATCTTGACCGCTTTTGCATAGTCAAGGGCTTCCTGTTCACGTCGCTGTGCTTCTCTGGCTTTATAGGTAAGTTTATTAATTCGACGCCTGACAGTCTCGCTAACCCGGTCAAGTTCATCGTCCTCTTCCGCAGCTTTTTTAGGCTCCCCTACCTGATCTTCTTCATTATCGGAGGCCTCTAGGGAAACAGGCTTAACCTGTTTCTCAGAGGTGTCTTCGGACTCCTGTTCCTCAACGATCTCTTTGTCCTTGTCTTCTTCCTCAAGCATGAATCGCTCCATGTTGCGCTTAGACGTGCAAGACGTCAGCGGGGTCTACAATAGTTGCAATTACCTCGTCATCGTTAATGATTCGGACTTCTCCACCGTCAATACGAAACCGTGCTCCAGCATAACGCCCAATCATTACCCAATCACCCTTTTTACACCAAGGACCAGTAGAGAATTTTTGTTCGTCATTATAAGCATCCGGCCCAACGGCTAAAACATATCCCACCACAGTGGTCAAAGCGTTACGCTCAACAGTTTCATCCGCATAAAGAACGCCGCCCCGAGACTGTTTGGGGCCACGATAGGGAAGAATAAGGACACGCCAGCCCGTAGGTTTAGGCAGCCGCTCCAGAACACTTGTAGGTATTTTTGTGGGGTCTAAGGAACGCTCGACCTCTGGAACATAGGCATCGGCAACAGTAGGTTCTGTTGGTTCTTGGGTCGGAGGCATTGATGGTTTTATGGCCTCAGCGTTCTTTATCGCGTATTCCGGTAAAATCAGACCAGTCATCTTCATCACTACTTTTCTTCAGCAGAGAGACTATATGCTCCTCTACCAACACAAACGCCTCGTACTGAAAGCGAAGCTTCTGATAGGTAGCGAAGTCCGGAACAGCTCCCTCTGTTATCTGTTCCGTTAAAATCGCGGTCCTCTCGCGTAGGAATTTAAGAATACTCTCAGCTAAATGAAGACCGTCCACTAATTATCCCTTATTTGAAAGCATCCCCGTGCTTATGAGCAGAACCAAAGTAATACGACAGCACCAGCATCAATGCCCCATCTAAGGTACCAAGAACCCGTGCAATAAGTTCCCGCATAGAACTTTCAATAACATTATGCAACAAAAACCACTGGACTGTTCCCCAAGCAACTACAACAACAACCGCAAGGACACGCGGTGTGAGATCGTGCGTTAAAATTGCATATTTGCGCGCGCTATCCCTATCAGAAACTGCAATACGTTGTAAATCTATGTCCAAAGACTTCATCTGGACCTTAAAATCCGCGTCAATCTTCTTGAGCGCAGAAAGCTGATCCGCTGTCGGATTGGCAAGAGCCGTTTTTATTTCGTCCTCGGTTGCTCCGTCATGACCAAATAAAGCACCCGAAAGAGCTTTGACCGCTATGCCTGCGACGGGACCACCAAGAGCCGTGGCAATAGTCGGAGCAACAGAGCCAATTAAAGGTCCAAGTGCCTTAAGAAGATCCATTATAAAATCCTAAACGTCTTTGAACGAAGCATGGCATTAAAGCCACGAACTTTCATCTCGCCCCTCGACGGTGCCCCTGGAACAGTTACATTCTCAGTTCTGCGTAAAGGAACTTCTCCCTGTCCCTCAATGACTTGCACCATATCATCAATCTTAGGCGTTTTCGTCTTGCTGCGCTTAATTGGATAAGACATGCTATTTTCCTTACTATACTGTTAAGAATGTTGAAGGAACAAAACCATAAACAGGGGCGTTTGTTTGAGCAAAAGTGCCTAAAGAAGATATACCGCTCTGGGTGGGGCTAGCACCAGTGTTTATCACTGCGCCTGGTCTACGCCGTCCGTACTTGCGAAAATAGTCCTCATCGGAAAGGTCAGCGTCTGAAAGATCGGCAACAATTGCCCTTTGTCCTCTATTATCAGATTGGGAGCCCCCTCCGACTGCGGAATTGTCTCTAGGTACATTAGAAGATGATCGATCTGATTCTGCTCCAAGATATGATTTCTCACCGCCGCCTTTAAAAAGACCACCGATCCCACCGACTAGCCCAGTTATGGCTTCTCCAAATACATCAGTGAGGTCCTTAATATAGTAGTCAACCACCGGTCCTTGACCATAATCAACAATACGAGACTTAATCTCTCCGGGCTCAACTTTCCTACCAAGTTGTGTCTCCATGTCCCGGCGATAATATTCTTTAGGTGTAATGCCCCCGTATTCGTCTTTTAAGATCTGTTTTGAATAAGCGTCCGGAAATAATCCCGTGCGCCCTTCTTCTTCAAGTTTAGATATTTGACGCTGGGTATTAAAAAGGTTGCTAAGAAATTCAGAAAAAGTTTCTGGGTTAGCTGACGCTGCTTGCGCCGCCGCCCCCGGTACAGCAAAATCAGCTCCTGCGTTAGCAGAAGCAAACTTCGCTCCTGACGCAGAAAGGTCGGCTCGGTTAACCGCATCTATGTTAGCCTCGTCACTTCCGCCCGCAAGCATTAGCTTGAGGTTAGGGGGTGCTGTGTCAAGGGTGTATTCACTAGGGGGGCGCGGAACAGGAATTGGTACGTTTGGTACAACGGGAGATGCATTAGCCATCTTTTTCCCTGCCCAACGCGTAATATCCGCTACCGTCTTTCCACCACCAAGAATGCTTTGATTTGCCGTAATGGAACGCTTATTTACGAGACCTTCGATTGGTGTATCTGGGTTAGCGCGCAAAACCTTTATTGCATCACCTACACCCAAGAAGTGAGAGAGATAGAGTGTGTTTTCGTTCACCGGCAACCCGCGCGCTGACAAGGAATCTGCATTATCGCGTGCAAGAAAGGTCGCCATTTCAGTAGAAAGGTTAGGATCGCTACGCAACCCATACACTTCTTCTGCTGACCGTCCTATCCTTAGATCAGGGCGATGCCTATTGACCATCAGGTCCCATGTGCCTTTGGTAAATTGCGCTACCCCAGATGCTGAAGATGTCCGCGATTTAGCGAAAGGATTATTACCAGACTCGACGTTGAGAGTTTTGCCCACCGCGGCCCTAATAACCGCGTCTTCAGCCTCAGCTTGTGCAAGACCCTTTGCAGCGCTGCCCCTAGTATAAACACTAGATGGTGTTACCCTATAGTTAGCTTGGTTTTGCTTGCGGATTGCTGTTTCTACTGCTGCTTGTTGCGCGGCTTTTGTAGCCTCACGTTGGGCAGTTGTACTAGGAACTATAACAGGGGTAACTTGTTGAAAAGGAGACACAAAATTATAAGGTGGTGATGATAAGGCTTGTGTCTGCGGAAAAAGTCTAGATTGTCCATAATTTAAATTTATTGTTGGGACGCCCACATTTTGTAAGGTCATCAAAGAAGGGCCTGTAAAAAAAGGGGCTCCCATTCTAAACCCACTGCCAGGTGGAACAGGAACCGCTGGAACAACGCCCATGCTAGGTGGAACAGGAACCGCTGGAACAACGCCCGCTCTAACTTCGGCAGGAGATTGAGGACGGGCATCCGTTACATTTGATCCTCGGCCCTGATTAAATAGATCCCCACCTGTTTGTCGCGCTATAATATTTTGATTGGTGGCATCCATCCCAGAACGGGATACTGGTCCAGAGTAACCAGCATATTGATCGCGGCCACCTAAGCCATATCCAGAATTGTAACTGCCACCA